TCATTAGAGGCTTGTCCAAACTTTCCACCCTTACCAAATACTTCAAAGAATTTTTTCTTTGTTTCTTCTATAGAAACTGTCGCACCAGCTTTAAATCCTAACAAAGCATTAACACCTCGTTCTCTAAATACATCTGCAGAAGCTATACCGCCTGAGAATGATCTTTGAATTTGCTCTGCTGTTTGTTGAAAATCCAGTCCTGTAACTGAAGCAACATTACCTACTATCTCTAAAATATTACCTAGTTCTTCTGCGTTTTTTGTAACAACAGCTAAGTTACCAGCACCAGCTTGAATTTGTTCTAATGTAAATGGAACTCTACCTGCATAATTTACTAGTGTATTAAATGCTTTTGACCCTTCAGAAACAGAACCATATAAAAATTTAAATCTTAAACCAAGACTTTCAATTTGTTTTCCTACATTTACTATTGATCTAAGAGCAATACCAGCACCAAGACCAATAAGAACATTCTTTAAGTTTAATAAAGATGTTTTAGCAGAGTCAGTATTTCCTTTTAAACCATTAAAGGCTTTCTTGGTATTATCTACTGCGTCTAGGCGAATTTGGAGTCGTTCTTGTGCCACTATGTAACTTTTCCTTTTCTGCCTTCACTTTATAATAAGCTATCCAGTAGATAAATTCTTCTTCTGTCATAGCCAACACTTCTTCCATACTTTTATGTAATCTTTCCCCAAGAGTAAGTATAGCAAACAACTCTTGATCGTATCTTACTTTTTTTCTGCGTCCTCTATAGTAGAAGTATTTAACATCTCTGTTGATACTCTTGCTATAACATCTGGGTCAGCTTTATTAAGCAATATTTGTTTATCGTCTAGTTTAAATATTTTGTTTCCGTCTTTGTCCTTTGCCTTTAACATAATAGCATCTACCAAAACTCCTAGATCATCATTTCTAGCACCTTTGAATAAATTTCTTTTTTCTGCCAAAGTAAATGGACTTGAATAAATCACTAGAGGTTGTCCTTCCTCGCCCCACTCGGCAACATTAATTGTTTTAACCCCTTGTGATTCAAAATGTTCTTTAACTCTATCTATTACACTCATGTTCTAACCTTCTCCTTTTAATTGTTATGCTACTGTATCTAATGTCAATGCACCAGTTCCTTGAAATGAAATCTCAGCTTCTACCATTCCGTCAAAAGATGAATTGATAGTTTTGCCTGTAACGATTGCACTTCCAGAATAAAAAGTGTCGCCACTTGTTGCACCTTCAGGATATACATTTAGTGTTATTTCTGCACCAGCTACTAAAGCTGTTTGTGCCGTGTCAGTTTCGTCAAAGTAAACAGAAGCAGTACCAGTAAAAGTTTTAAGTCCTACTTTGTATGATCTGTTAGTGTCGCCCATTGAAGTATCTTCAATAGTTTCAGCAGTGCTTTCTAATGAAAAAGATCGTAGTTCTCCAACTACATCTGTTCCAATCTTAATTGTACCTTCTGAGCCTGTATGTGTTGCCATAGGTTTTCTCCGTTGTTAGTTGTTAAGGTGTTCCAGCAGTATAAGTGTATAAAACTCTTACTACTACTCGTATTCCACCGATAGGAAACAAAGTACCTTCGTCTGTAGAAACTTCTACGACTTGAGTTATCTTTGCATACCCACCTCGTGTTCTATCAGATTCTAGTGATGTTTCAATCGTTGAAATTAGTTCATTTCTTTTTGTATCAATATTAGTGCCTGTTCCTTTTACAAATCCTACAATAATAAAGTCTGCAACTCCTTGCCTTGTAACACTTGTTGATGTCATAGTTTCATCTGTTCTTTGCTCGTTGCCTGACTGGATAAATATTGCTGGATATTGTTGTTCTGAAAGTTCGTCCACTTCAAATGGTTCTCTTGTAATCTTCTTTAATGTAATAGGAGATGTTACTGCACTAAGTACAGTTATAATATTAGAAGCTATGTTTTCTCTTATACTCATAGTAGTTTATTAACCTTTTTAAATTCTTTTGCAAAGAAATTGATAAGTGTGGTTGCTTCTTTATTGCCAATAGCAAAGAATTTTCTTTTTTTGTTATTGCCTACAGCTTTGATTGCTTGTGCTTTACTAGCAAAGAATATGATGGCTTGTGTAGAAGTAGATTTCTGTGTCATGTTAGATAGCATATTTCCAGAAAAGTTTAGATCGGGAAAACTTACTTGCCTACCCTTTTCTCGTCTAAATGATTTGTATTCTGGTTTGTATGGTGCAAAACTTGACCCGTCAGCATTTTTTCCTTTTTGGGTTCTTTGTTTAATTAAACCCATAAGAAATTCAGCAGTTCTACCTAGCACTACTTTAATCTGTTTTGGTTGTTCTCTGACTTGTTGATCTATCTTTTGTTGAAGTCTTTTATCATCAACTGTAGCAGTTACTCTCATCTAACTAATCGTAATCTGTGATATGCTTCTTTTTCTGAATTAGTTATTGTGCCTGAACTGTCGTCATCATATTCAACACCATCTCTTAAAACATCAGTAAATTCTTTTTCATATAACACTCTATAATGATTCATCATAACTTGAAATCTGTCAGGGTTATCATTACTATTAAACTTGGTTAATAAAGGACAAGCATAATCAGAAATCAGTTTAAATACTGAACATCTTTTCCATTGTGCATCTGTTAATTTTGTTCCGTCCATTTCAATAGAATCAAGTACAGAAATATCTTCCTGTATGTTTCTTTGATAAACTGGAAACCATTTAATTCTTAAATCTCTTTCCACATCAAGTCTTGCTTGTGCGTGGTAATCGTTTGGTGTTGTGAAACTAGCTATACCAAAACCTAGTATGTCAGATTGGTAAAATTGTAAATCAGTATCAGTAGAAAAATTTGCCATGTTAAATCCTTTAAGTAGGTGGGGATTTTACTCCCCACCATTGTGAGCATTAATTAAAATGCAGAGTCAGTAGTAATTGCAACTCCGTAATCAGATTTAACTACACCTGATCCGTAAGTTACAGTCGCAACAATCTCAGTACCTCTTAAAGAAGCATCTCTTTGAGTTTCAATTTTGAAATCCGCTTTCATAGCTAGACCCAATGAAATAGGGTGGAATACTCCACCTACTGAATCATCAGAACCATCAATAGAAATGTTTGCGTTTTCAAATACATCAATACCAGCAATTCTGCCAACATATCCGTTTCTCAATGCTTCATTTCCAATATCAGAAATTGAACTTGAAGATGTGCTGTAACCAGCATTAGTTAAAGTTTTCTTCAAATTGAAAACAGCTTTAGGATTGAATACACCATAGTAAGGTGCTGGTACATTCAATGCTCTTAAAGTTGCTTGTGCTTTGAATAGCAAGTCAGCAGTTAATTCAGTTCCAGCAGTACCAATGTCGCTAGAGAATGAACTAAATAAAGCTACTAAATCAGCATCAACTTTTTTAGCGATTGCTTCACCGAATAATTTACCAATGTCAGATGCTACATTTCTTGATGCAGAGTCCCTTGCTAAATCCGTGAGGGTAGTCATTAGACCGATCTCACTCGCTGTGATAGTTACTTCAGTTGGGTTAACCGCAGTATTAGATAAATCAGTTCCTTCTGCAATAGCTGATGCAGAGATAGCTGGATATACTGGTACTGCTATTTGTTTTCCTTGTCCTGTTATACTGTAAGTTGTTATAATAGGTTTCATTACAGAAGTTTCTTGAAACGTAAATATCGCTTCTTGAATGACCTCTGTGTACAGTTCACTTAGTGTTGAACTTGTTGTTTCGTTTGCCATGTTGTGTTCCTTTTAGGTTAGTTGTTAATTGTTAAGTTTGCCTTCAACCCACCTTGCTCTCTTTGTTTTTTGTGTTCAGCATAAATCTTACGATCTTCAGCTTTAGACAAATCCAAACTAGCTATATTAAACGGCTTTAGTGTATTGCCACCAATCCCACTTTGACTACCACTTCCTTTTGGAGTAGCACTCAAATGGTGCGGATTGTTATTTAGATACTCAGCAACCAACTCGTTCACACTCATTAATTCGCCTTTTTCATTGTATCTTGGTGTTCCATTTTCAGAAACTACCTCAACATTACCTGAGTCATTTAACTTGAGTGATTGTCTTAATAAAGATTTTACTTCATTAGGATTAATCGCCCTAAGTTGAGAAGCAGTATTGATTAATGTTTCATCAATTCTAATCTTCTGTAACTCAGATTCCAAAGCAGATATTTTAAAATCTTTTTTTGACACAGTATCTTTTAACACCTTGTCAAATTCGCCTCTTTGTAAAGCGAGTTCTTGCTCCTTATATTTCTTTTCTTCAAGAAGTTTTTTAGCTTCTTCTAAGTCTAGTCCATCAAGTTTAGATGATACAGTTTTTTTATATCTGTCTAATCTTCTTTGTACTATCGCCTCTACTTGTTCTTCAGTAAATGCTTTAGATTCAGCTTTAACTTCTGCTTCATTAGAAACATTAGTTGC